GCTTGTACTTCTTCAAAGAACTAAACGACATTCCAATGAGTACAACATGGGTGTTTGTAGGCTTGTTAGCAGGACGTGAGTTGGCTATGGCAACATACTTTGGCAAGAAGAAAACCAAGAGTGTGTTTCCACTAGTGGCAAAGGACTTTGGTAAGATGATGGTAGGCTTAGGTGCAAGTGTTGCACTGGTGCTGATGATTCATTATATTATTGTACCAAACGGACTTTAGAGGTTGACTAACTTTTAATAAGATGCTATCTTACTAATAAGTGTTCGGGTTGTGACGTAATACACACGCAGGAGGCCACGGTTAGCCTCCTATTTTACTATTTTAATATGAGGAAACTATGGCGACTAGTAAAGAAAAGTTAGACTTGATTGATGATATTAAGCGTCCTGAAAGACGATATCGTATTACAATTTTTGGTAGAGGATTAGAACAGGTAGTAGGTACTTCCTCATACGAGGAGTATAACTATTGGATTGAAGAAAAAGAACAGCGTATTAATGAAATGTCTAAACCTCCGCACGAAGACGTAAGCGAGCCTTTTGAAGTTTATATGTTCGAGAAGGAACAAAACGGTTCAATGCCTGGAATGACTGTAGTGACCCCTAGGGAATACGAATGGTATGAATACGACGAAGTTTATGCAGTAAGTGGTGCATATATGGATAGTGCATACATAGAAATTAGCGAAATTGATAATCTAGGCGAGACTATTAGTGATGTATGTACACTGCCTATTCCAGAGTTCCAGGAAAAATATGATGTCGATAGTTCTATTATAGAAACTCCTATACATCCTGAGTTTGCGTTCGTAGCAACTAGTGAGGAAAAGGGCACGTTCTTTGAAGGTATTATAAAAACAAAAGGAAAAATAGATCTCCAGCAAGTTATAATCCAAGCGACAGAGTTAGATGATGGTACTGATGTAGTTGACGGCGTATGTTATGGTAATGATTATGATAATCTAGAGGAAGTAGAAAATAACGGCGGCTCTACAAACGGTAAAGGACTTTATGTCAACCTTGTCCAATTTGGCTAAATACAGTAAGGACAGCAAAACAATGAAAAAAAGAACACGTGGAATATTAGAAGAACTTTCTACTCTCAATCGTAGAGAAAACACTGAAGAGTTCGTGCAAACAACTGCTAACAATATTATTGAGAGCGCAATTAATCTCTTAACAAAGATACACGAAACGTATCCTGAAGACACTGCGGTAGATCTTGAAAGACGATTTATAAATTCTATTAAGGCATCAAATCCTAAAAAGTTTAAAACGGGTATCGATAAAATTTTAGAAAGTAAGAAATAATGGGCGGCAACGTTTTTAAAACACCAGAGAAAGAACCTCTTACCCAGCGTATTCCAACAAAGGCTGTACACCCAACAATCCAATTTATTGAAAAGATTACAGGCTTAACATTTGACGAAGAAGACTGGCTAGGTACAACTGGTAAGAAGAATGATCCAGATGGAGCATTTGAAAAGAATTCATCAGGCGACTTGGATCTAAACACAGATGCAAACAAAGTAAGCAAAGAACAATTAATTGCTAAACTAAGTGCATGGCTTACGAGTCAAGGTATTCCAGATGATCAAATCATGAACATGAGCAAAAAGGACATGATTGCTAAAACTGGAGATAAAAGCGCATTACCATTTACAGGTGGTTACATCCATGATGCAGGAGACCAAGTGCATTTCCGTACACCTATACAAGGTGGAGAAGGATATGTGCAAACTGACTTTATGTTTACACTTGACCCGGCATATCAACGTGGAGCAAAGCGTGGAGGTACAGTTGCATATAGTGGACGAGAAAGAGCAGTTCTTTTATCTAGTATAGCACGAGCCCGCGGATATAAGTTTAGCCCAAAGTTTGGCTTACAAGATCCAGAAACAGGCGATATGGTAAGTAACGATTGGGACGAAATAGCAAAACTATTACTTGGAAAAACTGCTCGCGAAGTTGACACGCACACAGTTGAAAGCATTATTGCTGTACTGAAAAAAGATCCTGACTATGAAAAATTAGTAGCAAAAGCCAGAGAAGACTTTGCAAAAGGCGGCAAAGTTTTGCCAGAAAGTGTAGAAACACTTGCAGATAAAAACTATCAACGTATTGTAGAACTCCTAAGCAAAATGGACGATAGATAAGGTACCGTTTTAGACCTTTATTACAACTTTTTTTATCTAATTGCTAAATACAATATATAAGAAATTCCATTATGGAATTTTGTCATTCATAGGAGAAAACAAATGGCAGACGTAACAAGTTTAGCAGTAGGCGCAACAACAGTTGGTGCAAACTTCGAAAAATTCGCAAACTTCCAATCAGGTGTTGGACGTGAAATCATTGTATCAATTACAAAAAGTGGCTCAGGAAACGTAACTCACGCAGTACTAAAAGCAGTATACAACCAGTTGACACAAGCAGGTGGAGACGGTACTGGTTCAGATCAAAATGGTCCAGATGCATTTACATGGGGTGGCTTCGGCACAGCAGATGACACAGCATTTGCTTCAGGTACAGACACTGTAATGTATGCACGTATCCAAGGTACAGGTACACCAAACTTAACAACTGTAGACGGCGCAAGCCTTGCAGCAGTTGCATATTTTGCACCAGCAAAATAAGTAATACTTATTACTTAAAAGGGTTCATACTTTTATGGACCCTTTTTTTATGACTATAAGTATGTGTATGCAATTTACAATTAAAACATTAATAGACATAACAAAAACTGACGCAACTAAATCAGATAATAAAATCGAATGGTATAAACAGCAAAACTTTTTAACAGTGCTACAAACAATAGGACTAAGGTCGACTGTTTTAAATATAAGCGATCCAGTTGTTGAACATGCGGTTGCTGATGACTTTGGTTCTTACTTTACTAATATGGAAGCACAAAAGATATGGGTAACAAACGTTTTAGTATCAGCACATAGTATAGACGCTTTGCACAAAGACTTTGATTGGATACCTATGATACCTAATCTAGATGAAAGCGTTGTATTTGAAAAATGTTATTTCACTACTGTTGATCCTGTTTTTAAGAATATTATTTTTGAGCAAAGTGATAAATAAGTTATATAGGCATATAAGGCAAAAGGTTAACTAGTAGCAACGGAGTTTTAAAGTGCCAATATCATCAACCGAAATAGAAAGAAAAAGTCTAGAAGCACATGTCGATTTATGTGCAATCCGTTACGAACAACTAGACGCCAGACTAAACAAAGTTGAAGAAAAATTAGACACTGTAATTGACACTATGTCAGCAGGTCAAAACAGCCTTGTAAAAGTAATCATCGGAGCAGCCGGAACAATTGTAGCAGGACTTTTGTCTACCATTGTTGTAATTATTTTACAAATGTAGCATAAATACATTATGTTATTAAGACAACTCATAGAAACACATGAACCGACAGATGAAGGACTCGTATGGGGTCGTACTGGCAATAAGGTTGTCCGTAAGTATAGATGTACAGGTGGCAGACGTCACGGGCGTGTTGTAAGCAAGATGTCTAAATGTTATTCGCCATTGAATATAAAACAAAGCGCAAGATTCAAAAGAATGAAAGCAGCCTTTGGTAAAAAGATGGCACGTAAAGCAAAGCGTACAAAAAAGACTAATGTTGCAAGTCGCAGAATACAGGCTTTGAACAGATGAAAATTGCTGATATTACAGAGGGCTACAAACTTGTTTGGGGCCGCAGCAAAAGCAAGGGTGTTGTAAGACGATATCGTTGTACAGACGGTCCAAAAAAAGGTCGTGTGGTTGCAAAGCCTAGCACCTGTAGTAGCACAGTAAATATGAAACGTAGTGGCGCACTTAAAAAGACTAGGCGCACACTTGCACCAAAGCAAGCAGCAGTAAGAAAAAACACACTCGCAAGACCTACAGCAACTAGAGTTAAGAGTTTAAATAAAAGGCCAAAGTTCAGAAGAGCAAAAGGTAAGTCAAGAAGAAAATTTAAAGGAAGACGAGGATGAAAGCAGAAGAGTTTATAAACGAAAAGCAACAACTTGATGAAATTATTCCGTCGATAACAGGAGCGGCTGCTCTAGCAGGCGGCGTAGCAAAAGGCGTAGGCGGCATAGCAAAAGGCGTAGGCAGTGTAGCCAGCGGTGTTGGCAAAGGTGTAGGCTCGGTTGCTAAAGGTGCTGGCAATGTTGTAGGAGCAGTAGGCGATCGTGCAGCAGATGCTATTAGAGGCAAAGACAAGCCTGAAGTAGATAGAGCAAAAGATCAGATGCTTCGTCCAGGCAAAGAAGTTGAATTACCTACTGCTACAACAGGCGGTCCAAGTAAGTTTAAAGTTACAAAACAACAAGGCGACGAAGTAGAAATAGAGAATCCTGACGCAGGACGTCCAGGACAACCTAGAAAATTTATATTCAAAAAAGATGATGTGAAGCAAGATCTATCAGTATGAAGATTAACGAACTCATATCCAATTTTACTATATTCACCACTAATGAGGAACAAGTAGTGCTTGACAAACTACAAGCACCGTGTTACTATGAGACATTCAATGAAAGAGAAAGACGAGTAATTGAAGGACTTGTACAAAAAAGTATGTGTTCTAAATTTGTCAAACACGGCGGGATGATGGTAAAACGAAATGAAGACAATTGAATCAGCACTAGCAGACCTTAAAGACATTATAGATACTAACGCAGAATGGTTAGATCTACCTGTAGTCAAAGGACGTAATATTCGTATTAAGAATATCATAGTGCGTCCTGGCCGTGATGGTTATACTATTGTAGATATTATTGAAAGTAAGATTATTGAAAAAACCTTTACAAAGGTTGCTGCTCTTGCTGTTGCCCGTGCATATCTAAATGGCAGCCCTTACGGGCAAATCATTTCGTACGATAGGTCAATTGAAAAACATTATAATGATTGTATCTTTTATAAACACAGTTTAAATAATGCAACTACAGAAGATAAGATAGGCTTGTACGAGTGTCGTATTGCATTAGCAGAAGACAAAATAGAAAAAGCAAGGACTATACTAGAGGAATATGTAATGGATGGGTCATGAGAGTCACAATCATGTCTTCATGCCATTAGGCGCACCTAGCAGTCACAGTTCAGAAGTTACGTTAGAAGATATACTCAATAAACATCTACAGGAAACTGGAATTGATGTACTTGTTTTATGGGAAAACATAGAACACCTAGGAAACATACACTGGCCTAAGTACGAGTCATTAAAAGATAAACCTATTTTTATCAACGACAAGACGTGGCGTGACTTGCTCAGAGCACAAGGGTTTAACGCACAAAGATATTACCCTGGCGCTGACATTTGGAGTGCATTTAGATTTACAGAACAAAGTATCAAGGCTAACTCTATTAAATATAAATTCAATAGGATGGCAAACACAACTCACGATCATTCTTATGCAATACATAAATTTCTATACGAAAACGATATGTTAAAAGACACATTATGGAGTTATGGGTTTAACATAACTAATCCTAATCGTAATCGTTATCTTGATGAAGATTATGTCGACCTGCCCGTTAAATTACTGGAAGGTGATACATGGCACAATAAGATGCGTAAATTTGAATTAAATTATTTTTTGCAAGCAGGCTTCATAATAAACAACGAAACAGTATATCATGGACACGGGCCAAGTTATAGTGAGAAGTTAGTTAAGGCAATAGGATGCTGCCGTCCTTTTATTGAAGTAAGCGCACCGCACACATTACGTGATTTACATGAATTAGGTTTTCAAACGTTTCCAGATATCATAGATGAATCGTACGATTCTATAGAAGATCCGTATGATAGAATGGATGCTATACAAGAACAAATTAAAAAGATTCATAAATTATCATTGACGGAAATAAAAGACTATATAATACATAATGAAAAGAAGTTTTATTCTAACTATAAAGTAATGAAACGTCTTTACAAGGAAACAAAAAAACTTAACTACAAGGCTTTAATAATTCAATCATAGAATTGTTGTAAAGTGATAAATAATATTAAACATAACCAGGAAAGCAGAACCCATGCAAATATCAGAATTCGCAAAACCAGTCACAGCCAAGACGCTTAACGAAAGCCTTGGTAAAAAGTTTGGTAGTAAGATTAACCTAGAACAGTTCACATTAGAGCAACTACAAGATGTCCGTAACAGAGTACGTACAAAATTAAGCCAAGTTGAAACTAACGAAAGTTTTGATACAGTTCAAAATGAAACTTATCAAAAGTCTAAAATGATGTTGGATGTGTTAAATGCAGCAATTTCTGAGCGTGGTGATATCAGTGACGAAGCACTCGAAGAAAAGAAGAAGCCAGACACAAATAAGAATGGTATTCCTGATTATGCAGAAGACGGCAAAGGTCCAAACGATCTTGCTAAAAAAGGCAAAAAAGGTAGCAAGCCTAAAAAAGGTAAAGTACCTCCACAGTTCCAAAAGGAAAGTGTTGTCAGAGAAGGTAAAGAAGACGAAGCAGAACTTGTAATGGCTGCAAAAGAAATGGTCGACCGTGTAACTGGTTGGATGGAAGACACAGCAGAGATGCAAACTGAATCAATGCTAGAACTAGCAGATGCTATCCGTGATGAAATGGGTAGTGAGCAAAGTGAAGCATTTACAGGTAGCGTAAAGCCAAGTTTAGATAGTTTATATGCTGCAATGGAAGCAACCCGCGAAGCACTTACAGCAGGCGTTTCACACTTAACAGGTGAAGGCGGCGATATGATGGGTGCAGACCCAGCAATGGGTATGGACGACATGGGCGGCGACGACATGGGCGATATGGAGCCAACACTTGACGGTGAAGAAGGTGACATGGATATCGACACTGGTGAAGATGACTTTGGTGCAGCAGGCGCAGCAGCAGGTGGTGAAGAGCCAATGGGACGTGAAAAGCGTGAGTCAGCAACGCCAAAAGGTAAGCGTATTAAAGAAGGCGCTGCTAAAGGCGCAATGGTCAAAGATGCTGAAAAAATGAGTAAGAAAGCATTTTGCAAAAAGTACGGTGATGAAAACGCAAGTACTTGGGAAACATGTAACGAAACAATTAAACGTGTTGTAAAGAAAGTTACTAAAGAAACTATTAACCCACGTAAAATGGCACAAACACTTTCAAAAAAAAAGTAACTGAGAACATAGATACAGATAAACTGTTTCAAGTTTTAAAAATTTTAAAAGCAAAGAACTTTAACGAGTTTGGTATTGCACAACTAGACCGCTACATGCAAAACATTGGTAGCGGTCAGTTCACCTATGATATACTAAAAGCAGCATATGATAGTGATCCGAGAATAGCAGGTATTATTACTGATTTCGACCAAGAGATGGTAAGACTAAAGTCTAGCGAAATGGATGATTTAAAACCAGCAAAATCTAAAGGTAAAAATAAAGTTAAGGCAATGGCGAAAAAAGCAGTTGACTTAGACGGACTATAATGTTATTATAACTTATGACATTAATAAAACCTAAGTACACGTATGAAAAACTAAAGCGTGTAGAAGTTGGCGGCAAGCGTAGATATGCTGCACCCGGCGGACCGCCCGTAGCAAGTGTAACAACTATCCTTAGTGGCACTAAAGATATGACTCATTTACACGAATGGCGTAGACGTGTTGGCGAAAAGAAAGCACAAGAGATTACAACCGAAGCGGCGGGTGTTGGCACACGTATGCACAAGTATCTTGAGGACTACGTTGACAATGGAGTATGGACAGAGTCAGCAGGTAGCAATCCGTATGCACAACAAGCATATAAGATGGCATGTCAAATCCGTGACAAAGCAATGGTTGATGTAGATGAAATATGGGGCAGCGAAGTTCCGCTTTATGTTCCTGGTATCTATGCCGGCACAACTGATCTAGTAGGACAGTATAAGGGTCAGCCTTGTATTATGGATTTTAAACAATCTAATAAACCTAAGAAGGCTGAGTGGGTTGAGGACTACTACCTACAACTTACAGCATATGCACTTGCACACAACGCAGTGCATGGTACAGACATTAGAGAAGGACATATCTTTATGTGTTCAAGAGACTTAACTTACCAACAGTTTGATATTTGGCCTGACGAGTTTGATGATTGGGCACAAGAATGGTGGAAACGTTGTGAAATGTATTATGAGAAACATGGATAAATACTGTACGTAAACAGGAGTAGTCAACATGGCAGTAGTGCAAATCTCAAGAATTCAGCACCGTAGAGGTAGAAAACTAGCAGGATCAGGAATGCCACAACTTTCTAGTGCAGAACTAGGATGGGCAGTCGATACGCAAGAACTTTTTATAGGTAATGGATCTGTTTCAGAAGGTGCTCCATATGTTGGCAATACAAAAATACTTACTGAAAACGATAACTTATTTGACCTAGCATCTACATACGTTTACAAAAGAGACAATCCAACTGTATGGGGATTAGCAACTCCGACTGAACGCAGTTTAGTTGATAGGCTCGATGAATCAGTTAGCATCAAAGCATTTGGTGCATTAGGCAATGGTGTGTCAGATGACACAGTAGCAATACAAACTGCAATGGATGAACTATATTTAGGCGGGGAAGTCAAAAATAGAGTAGCATTGCATTTTCCTGCAGGTGAATATCTTGTATCGTCTAGTGTAAAGATTCCTCCTTACGCAACTATTATAGGTGCAGGCAAAGACAAAACAATCTTTAAAAGCGAAGCAGGCACAGTTTTTGAAACTGTAAACGGTGACAGCACAGTAGGATCATACAACCAAAGTGTAACAACTAGTCTTTATGCAGCAAACGGCAATCAAGCAAGATACGTAAACATACAAGGTTGCACAATACAAACTAACGGTAATGCCACTGCATTTAAAATGGTTGATTGTTCACAGAGTGAAATAAGAGATGTAAAATTTAAAGGTCCGTGGATGATTGCTACGAGCGGATTAGAATCATCTTACGGACTCGAAATGATAACTACTGGTGTTGCAAGTTGCCAAAACAACCGTTTCCTAAACTGTGAGTTTGATGGCTTTGATACACTTGTTTATTCAGATTATGACATACACGACAACGTATGGGAAAATTGTATTTTCTATATGGCTAGTAATGGATTTGCGGGCGGCATAAACACTGTACTAGGTAGAGTTGGACAAACTACAGGACCTAAGCACAACACAATTAGAAGCAGTAAATTTGATTTTATTGCTAGAGAAGGTATTAATATCTTAGCAGGTGAATACAACACCAGTAGTCATAACAGATTCTTTAATGTAGGTAATGACGGAGGCAACAGTTCACAAGCAATTTCTCCTATAATAGAATTTTCTAGTTGGACTAACGTAAGCGATGCAGACTTTTTCCAAAGAACTGTTGATCTCACACCAAACAGTGTAAATGATGCTTATTATGCAGCACAGTATATTCCAGAAGTGCATGGCACAACACAGAGCCGCACACTACACGGAAACAAACTAAACATTGGTCAAAAAGCATTACCATACGAACTACTAAAGTTTCCGTTGATACATGGCACGTTTTTTATTGATTATATGTATAGTGACACATTTAACGGACTTGTACGTGAAGGTACTCTTACGCTTACATTAAATCAAAATCTCAACACAGCAACGATACAAGATGAATATACATATGCAGGACCATCAGTTCATCAAGACACGTTAACATGGACAACTTCAGTGCAAAATTATGGCACGTTTTTAGGAGCAAATCCTGACACGGCTGTTATCTTAGTAGAAAATACATTAGGCACAAACACAGATCACTTTACATATGTAATACGGTCTAAAACTTAATGTTCAATGAAGATCCAACCCACCGGCTTAGAGCCTGGCATGATTTTAGAAACAGTATAACAGAAAGCACAGACCCTATACAAGATACAATAGATTTGTATCGCGATGCCCCATCTGTATGTTACCAAGTAGATCCTTACAATCAAGATACATGGCCAACACCTTGGGAACTATTAGCAGAAAATCAATACTGCGATTTTGCAAAAATATTAGGTATAGGGTACACAATTCAGTTAAGTGACCTTTTTACTGATGCCGATTATGAGATATATATCATTACCGATACTGAAAGTTCACAGTTGAAGTATTTGCTCTATATTGATGATAAAGTTGTGGGTTACGATCCAGAAAAAGCGGTAGTTGCTGACAAAATTCCGCTTTACAATAACATCGAAAGACGTTATACTTTGACTAAGCATCAATAAATATCTTACTATAAAAAAGGAAAAAGAAATGATTCAAGTTACTAAGCGAAACGGACTTCGCGAACCCCTCGACATAGAAAAATTACATAAAGTAGTGTTTCATGCATGTGATAATATAACCGGCGTGAGTCCAAGCGAAGTAGAAATTAAGAGTCAGATTCAATTTTATAATGGTATGGCAACGAGTGAGATTCAAGAGACTCTCATCAAAGCAGCAAGTGATCTTATTTCAGAAGAAACACCTAACTATCAATTCGTTGGTGGACGTCTTATTAACTATGCTCTACGCAAGCAAGTATATGACGGATTTGAGCCTTGTTCTATCAAAGAACTTGTAGTGCGTAATACTGATGCTGGTTTTTATGATCCTGAATTGATCACTTTTTATACAGACGACGAGTGGGAAGAACTAGATAATCATATTGCACACGATAGAGACGACTCACTTACATATGTAGCAATGGAGCAGTTGCGTGGTAAGTATCTAGTACAAAATCGTGTTACTGGTGAAATTTTTGAAACACCGCAGATGTGCTATATGCTAATTGCTGCAACCCTTTTTAATACCTATCCAAAAGAAACACGTATGCGTTGGGTAAAGTCCTATTATGATGCAATAAGCAAGCACGACATTAGTCTGCCAACTCCAGTAATGGCAGGTGTGCGTACACCGCAACGACAGTTTAGTTCATGTGTGTTAATTGAAACAGGTGATAGTTTAGATAGTATTAATGCAACTGCATCTAGCGTTGTAAAATATGTGTCGCAAAAAGCAGGCATTGGTATTGGCGGCGGTGCTATCCGTGCTATTGGTTCTCCAATCCGCAAAGGCGATGCTTACCATACAGGTATTATTCCTTTCTATAAGATGTTTCAAGCAGCAACAAAGTCATGCAGCCAAGGCGGTGTGCGTGGCGGAGCAGCAACAATTTATTATCCTATTTGGCATTTAGAAGCAGAAGAAATGCTAGTGCTAAAGAACAACAAAGGCACTGAAGAAAACCGTGTACGTCATATGGACTATGGTGTGCAGTTCAACAAACTAATGTACGAAAGGTTGCTCACAGGCGGAGACATAACTCTTTTCTCGCCAAATGATGTGCCAGGATTGTATGATGCTTTCTACGCAGACCAAGACGAGTTTAAACGTCTATATGAAACAGCAGAGCGCAACACAAGATTACGTAAGAAAACAATTAGTGCTATTGAGTTGTTCAGTTCATTTATGGAAGAACGCAAAAGCACAGGACGTATCTATTTACAGAATGTAGACAATGCTAACGAGCATGGTTCCTTCCTTCCTGAGGTTGCACCCATCCGTCAAAGTAACTTGTGTGCAGAGATTGACTTACCCACAAAGCCACTAAATGATCTTAATGATCCCGAAGGTGAGATTAGCCTATGCACCCTAAGTGCAATCAACTGGGGTAACATCAAACAGCCTAGCGACTTTGAAAGAGTTTGCACATTAGCAGTACGTGGACTTGATGCACTACTAAGTTTCCAGAACTATCCTATCTTAGCAGCGCAGTTATCTACAGAGAAGCGCCGTCCTTTAGGCATTGGTATTATTAACTTTGCATATTGGTTAGCAAAGCGTGACATGAACTACCAAGATGCAGATGCAGAAAGCCTTGCTCTTATTGACGAGTATGCAGAAGCATGGAGTTACTATCTAATCAAAGCAAGTGCAGACCTAGCAGTAGAACAAGGTGCACCAAGCGGCAATATGGAAACAAAATACGGACATGGTATTACACCTAACCAAACATACAAGAAAGAACTAGACGAACTAGTTCCGCATGTAGAGCGTATGGATTGGGAAGGACTACGTGAGCAACTAAAAGCAACAGGCATCCGTAACTCAACACTAATGGCTCTTATGCCAAGCGAGACATCAGCACAGATTGCAAATGCAACTAACGGTATTGAGCCTCCTCGTGCATTGATCAGTGTTAAGCAATCTAAGCACGGTGTGTTGAAGCAAGTTGTACCAGAGTTCAAGCGTCTTAAGAACAAGTATGATTTGCTATGGGATCACAAGTCGCCAGAAGGGTATTTAAAGATTATGGCGGTGCTACAGAAATACATCGATCAAGGTATTTCAGTAAACACAAGTTACAATCCTGCATTCTTTGAAGACGAAAAGATTCCAATGAGTGTTATGCTACAGCATGTGATTATGTTTTACAAGTATGGCGGCAAACAGTTATACTATTTTAACACACATGATGGACAAGGCGAAATTGACGTAAATAGTCTAGTAGCAACGCAAGAACAATTTGAACCAGAAGCAGTTATTGAAGACGACGAATACTGCGAAAGTTGCACAATTTGATTGACAATGCCTAATAAGCATGTTAAGTTATACACGAACACACAGGAGAAACCATGAGCGTATTTGACGTAAAAAATAGAGTCGACCATACCAAAGTAACAGCCTTCCTTGACCCATCAGGAGGCCCGACTATTCAGCGATATGATACGCTGAAATATAAAACATTTGACAATCTAACGGACAAGCAACTTGGTTTCTTTTGGCGACCAGAAGAAGTTGATATCTATAAAGATGCTAAGGACTTTCAAGGACTTACGGAACACGAACGTCATATCTTTACAGCAAATCTAAAGCGCCAAATCCTGTTAGACTCAGTACAAGGTCGTGCACCAGTAGAAGCGTTTGCTCCTATTGTAAGTTTACCAGAGATTGAGAACTGGATCCAAACATGGACATTCTCAGAAACAATTCACTCACGTAGTTACACACATATTATCCGTAATGTGTATTCAAACCCAAGTAAAATCTTTGATGAACTAATGGACATTGAGGAGATTGTAGATTGTGCTGGAGATATCTCAAAGTACTACGATGACTTGATTGAACAGAGCATGTGGTACAACTTGTTAGGTGAAGGCACTCACACAGTCAATGGTAAAAAGAAAAAAGTTGACTTGTATGAACTAAAGAAAAACTTGTGGCTTACATTAATGAGCGTAAACATCTTAGAAGGTGTGCGTTTCTATGTGTCATTTGCGTGTAGTTGGGCGTTTGCAGAACTTAAGAAGATGGAAGGCAACGCTAAGATTATTAAATTAATTGCCCGCGATGAAAACTTACATCTTGCATCTACACAGATGCTACTAAAGATTCTTAAAACAGATGATCCAGACTTTGCAAAGATT